CTGCCGCCCTTACCCCTGCATCATTGGTGCTTACAGGGGGTATTTTGACTGAATTTGGGCAAGCTGTAGTCGAAAGTTCCCTACAGATACGGCATTTGGTCACTAATAAGCTGATTTTAGAGACAGATAACCCTGATCCGAGGGTTAGAGTACGTGCATTGGAGCTACTTGGTAAGATTTCAGACGTTGGGTTGTTCTCAGAGAAGTCTGAAGTGACTATTACGCATCAATCTACCGATGATTTGCGGGAAAAGCTCCGTGCTAAGCTTATGAAACTAGCAAATCCAGAGGATGACATCCAAGATGCTGTTGTTATTGACGGAGAGGCGTTGGATGTAGACGCAGAGTTAGGCTTAGATAAGAATGATTGAAGCTCAGCTAGACTTTAGCGAAGAAGAAATCGAACAAATGCTCGCCAACCTCGACGCTTTTTCGCCAGACGAGGTCGATGAGATTGACCGGATGGTGGGCGAACTATCCACCAGAAATGAGAATAAGAAGGCATACGGCGACCTTATTGCTTTCTGTCAACATATGCAACCTGACTATATAGTGGGTAAACACCACCGTATGTTAGCAGATATGCTCATGGCTATCGAGCGTGGGGAGAAAGATCGTATATGTGTTAACATACCACCACGTCATGGTAAGTCACAGTTAGTATCTATCATGTTCCCTGCGTGGTTTTTGGGGCGCAACCCCGATAAAAAAGTTATGATGGTGTCTCACACTACGGATTTGGCAGTAGATTTCGGTAGAAAGGTACGTAACCTTATAAACTCAGATCAATATCGTTCTGTATTCCCTACTGTGCAGCTTGCACAGGACTCCAAGTCTGCGGGTAGATGGAACACAAATGTAGGAGGGGAATATTATGCGTGTGGTATTGGTTCTGCCCTTGCTGGTCGCGGTGCTCACCTCTTGCTCGTTGACGATCCCCATTCCGAACAAGATGTCATTAACGGAAACTTTGAAGTCTTTGATAAAGCCTATGAGTGGTTCACCTTCGGAGCGCGTACACGACTAATGCCTGCGGGTAAGGTAGCGATTATTCAGACTCGTTGGCATATGGACGATCTCACCGGACGAGTCGTCAGAGACATGGGGCAGAATGAGCGTAGCGACCAGTATGAGGTTGTTGAGTTCCCCGCTATACTGGATACTACAGACAAAAAGACCGGCAAACCTGTGCACAAACCACTGTGGCCTGAGTTTTTTGACTTAGACGCTCTAGAACGTACAAAAGCATCCATGCCCACGTTTCAATGGAACGCGCAGTACCAGCAACAACCCACCGCAGAAGAAGCCGCACTCATTAAACGAGAGTGGTGGGGTGAGTGGACTAAAGAAGCTCCGCCTGTCTGTGAATACGTGATAATGTCTTTAGACGCAGCTGCAGAAACACACAATCGTGCTGACTATACGGCGCTCACGACGTGGGGTGTCTTTATGAACGAGGAAGAAAGCGCGTACCACATAATACTACTAAACAGCATAAAACAACGTTTAGAGTTCCCAGAGCTTAAAAATCTTGCTATGGAAGAGTATGCGGATTGGGAACCAGACGCATTTATTGTTGAGAAGAAGAGTGCAGGCACAGCCCTATACCAAGAAATGCGACGTATGGGCTTACCTGTTCAGGAGTATACACCGCATAGAGGGTCAGGGGATAAGCTAGCGCGCCTCAATTCTGTAGCAGACATCGTAGCGTCGGGTATGGTATGGGTTCCTCAGACTCGTTGGGCAGAAGAATTAGTAGAAGAGATTGCTGGGTTTCCATTTGCGAGTCACGATGACTTGGTGGATTCTACCGTAATGGCGCTTATGCGTTTTAGGCAGGGTGGCTTTATCACGCTTCCTAGTGATGAGCCCGAAGAACAACGATATTTTAAGCAGCGCCGTAGCGGGTTTTATTAAGAGGTAAGAACATGGCAGTAGAAAAAGGTTTGTATAAAGCACCTGAAGGTATGGACGAGATACAAGAAGGTGTTTCTCCAGAAGATGCTGAGCTGGAAATCGAGATTGTTAACCCAGACATGGTTACACTTGATGATGGCAGCATGGAGATAACACTTATTCCTGATGCCGAAGAGTCAGACCTCATGCCGTTTGATGGCAACTTGGCGGAAGTACTTGATGAAGGAGAGCTAGCAGGGCTATCTGAAGAACTCCTTGGACTTATTGATGCTGATACTGAGAGTCGTAAAGAGTGGGCAGATACGTTTGTCAAAGGTCTGGATGTTCTAGGGTTCAAATACGAAGAGCGTACAGAGCCATGGGAAGGCGCGTGTGGCGTGTATTCTACAGTGCTTGCCGAAGCTGCTATCCGGTTCCAAGCAGAGACAATGTCTGAGACATTTCCTGCAGCTGGACCTGTTAAGACAAAGATTCTAGGCCAAGAGACTAAAGATAAAGAAGAAGCAGCGGCTCGTGTCAAAGCTGACATGAACTACGAGTTGACTGAGACTATGGTCGAGTACCGCCCAGAACACGAGCGGCTCCTGTACAGTCTTGGGCTGTCTGGGTCTGCGTTTAAGAAAGTGTACTTTGATCCTAATCTTGGACGGCAGGTCGCCATCTACATCCCTGCAGAAGATGTTATTGTGCCTTACGGGGCTAGTCACATTGAGACAGCAGAACGTGTAACGCATGTGATGCGACGCACCAAGAACGAACTTAAGAAACTGCAGGCAGTTGGGTTCTACAGAGATGTAGACCTCGGAGACCCGCAGCCATATCACAGCGATATTGAGAAACGTAAAGCAGAAGAGGGTGGGTTCTCTCTAACTGATGATGATCGCTACGCTGTGTACGAAGTTCATGCAGACCTAGTTATTGAAGGTGTGGATGAAGATGAAGACGACATTGCCAAACCATATGTAGTTACCATTGAGCGTAGCACTAACGAAGTGTTGTCTATTCGTCGGAACTGGAACCCAGAAGACCCACTCATGCTGAAGCGTCAGTATTTCGTGCATTATGTGTATGTGCCGGGATTTGGCTTCTACGGGCTTGGACTAATCCACATTATTGGTGGATACGCTAAAGCGGGTACATCGTTGATTCGTCAGCTTGTCGATGCAGGTACGCTGTCTAATCTTCCGGGTGGTTTGAAGTCTCGCGGTTTGCGTATCAAAGGAGATGATACTCCTATTGAGCCGGGAGAGTGGAAGGATGTTGATGTACCGTCAGGGTCTATCCGTGACAATATCATGCCACTTCCATACAAAGAGCCATCACAGACTCTCCTAGCGTTGTTGAATCAGATCACAACTGAAGGACGTAGGCTTGGGGCTATCAGTGATATGAACATCTCTGATATGTCTGCTAATGCTCCTGTGGGTACAACACTAGCGCTTCTAGAGCGTACGTTGAAGCCTATGGCAGCTGTGCAAGCTCGCGTCCATTACGCCATGAAGCAAGAGTTTAAAATGCTCAAAGCCATAATGGCAGAGTATGCTCCTGTAGAATATAACTACCAGCCAGTGCGTGGAGAAGTTACTGCGCGGCAGGCAGACTACATGATGGTAGACGTGATTCCTGTTAGTGACCCTAACAGCTCTACCATGGCACAGCGAGTAGTTCAGTATCAGGCAGTGCTACAGATGGCTCAGTCTGCTCCACAGATATACGACCTACCGCAGCTACACAGGCAGATGATTGAGGTGCTAGGCGTTAAGAACGCAGATAAGCTCGTACCCACATCTGAGGACGCCAACCCAACTGATCCTGTTAGTGAGAATATGGCAGCTCTTGTTGGTAAACCTGTTAAGGCGTTTATCTATCAAGACCAAGATGCTCACATTGCTACACATATGTCATTTATGAAAGACCCAATGGTCGCACAGATGATTGGTCAGAACCCACAAGCGCAGCAGATTATGGCTTCGCTACAGGCACACATCGCAGAACACCTTGCGTTCAAGTACCGTAAGCAGATTGAAGAGCGTCTAGGTGTAGAGCTTCCACCACCGGGTGAGGAGTTACCAGAAGAAATTGAAGTCAATCTGTCTCGTCTCGTTGCTGACGCAGGACAGCAGCTTACACAGGCTAATCAGCAACAGGCCGCGCAGCAAGCAGCACAACAACAGCAACAAGACCCAATGTTCCAGCTTCAACAACAAGAGCTGCAAGTCAAAGCACAAGAAGTGCAACGCAAAGCTGCTAAAGATCAAGTTGATGCACAAATCAAACAAGAAGAGCAGAAACGTAAACTTACCAAAGATATGGTGGATGCTAAGCTTGAAGAAGAACGCATTGAACTAGAGAAGCTAGAAGTTGGTATCGACGCTAAGAAGGCAGGAGTAAAACTACGCGCAGAAACTCGCGCAGCGCAGAACAAAGCTGACTTGGATGTTTTGAATATTTTGGAGAGAAATAGGAAGAAGTAATGGCTAAAACCGTCTTTGACGTGCTTAAAGATAAACTTAACGAAGATAAATCTTCAGCACTACAGTTTCTTGGAGGGGGAGGAGCGAAAGACTTCGCCCAGTACAAGGAGATAACAGGCTTAATTCGAGGTCTCGAAGCCTGTCATAATTATGTAGAAGACCTCTCGCGCAACTATATGGATGAAGAAAATGACTGAAGCAGCTCAGAAAATGACTGATGCAGATTGGGAAGCTCAACTTCCTAAACCCGCAGGATACAGAATCCTTGTGGCCCTCCCAGATGTAAGTGATTATTACGAAGGTAGTACACTCCTTAAAACTGATTCAGAAAAACACCGTGAATACATTACTTCCATTATGGGAGCAGTTATTGACGTTGGTGCCGATGCTTACAAAGACAAAGAACGCTATCCTGACGGACCTTGGTGCGAAGTTGGTGATTACGTTATGTTCCGTATGAATACTGGAACTAGGTTTAAAGTAAATGGCAAAGAGTTTCGTTTGATGAATGATGATTCCATCGAGGCGGTTATTCCTGACCCTCGTGGCATCTGCAGCGCATAAGGGGTATATCATGCCATTTCAGAAAGTAGAATTTGAGTTTCCAGATGAAGAAAACAACAACCCAAAGCCAGACATTGAAATCGAACCTTCTAGCGAAATTGAAGTCGATGTGGGCGGAAAAAAAGCAAAAACAGCAGCAGCTGAAAGTAAACGTATTCCTGATGCTGATGAATCTGAGGATAGCTTTGAAATTGAAGTTGTCGACGATACGCCAAAGGCTGATAGAAACCGCAAGGCTTCTGAGCCACCAACTGATGTTACTGATGAAGAACTTGAGGATTACTCTGACAAAGTTCGCAAAAGGATTCAGCACTTCAGTAAAGGGTATCACGACGAAAGGCGGGCAAAAGAAGAAGCCCTCCGCGAAAGACAAGAGCTCGAAGCGCTAACTCAAAAGCTCTTAGATGAGAATAAAGAACTAAAAGGCACTGTTGGTAAGAATCAGACCGCGTTGCTTGAGCAAGCAAAACGAAATGTAGATAACGATCTAACAGTAGCTAAAAAATCTTATAAAGAAGCTTATGAGTCAGGTGACGCAGATGCTGTTGTTGAAGCGCAAGAAGCATTAACAAACGTTAAGTTACGCGCAGAAAAATTAAACAACTTCAGGTTGCCTTCTTTACAGGAAGAAGAAACCCCTGTACAAAGTAACGTAGAACCCGCTCCAACACAGGTTCAAATCGACCAAAAGGCTGTATCTTGGAAACAAGAGAATCCTTGGTTCGAGGTAGACGAAGAAATGACAAGTTTTGCGTTGGGGCTGCATAATAGACTTGTCAGAGAGGGCGTAAGTCCTCAAAGTGATGATTACTACGAGCGGATTAACACTCGTATGCGGCAAGTGTTCCCCGAAAATTTCGAGGACTCTGCACAACAAAGTTCTGGAGAGGTTCAACAACCTCAAAGGCAAGCCAATGTGGTTGCACCCGCAACGCGGAGCACAGCACCTAAGAAAATTAGGTTAACGCAAACACAGTTGAATCTTGCTAAGAGACTTGGACTGAAGCCGGAACAATACGCCAAACAGGTTGCAATTGATATGGGGAAAAACTAATGGCTGAGAATCGCATCAATCGAGAGCAAGAAACTCGTGAAAAAACGACTCAACGTAAGGCTTGGCAGAGACCAGAGGTGCTACCCGCACCGAATCCTGAGCCGGGTTA